TCCTTTGCCTTTTCCAACGCCGCCACAATCTTCGCATCCTTGTCTTCGGCGACTTCAGTGGTTGCTGCCTTTGTAGCTTTGTCTGCTACTGCCTTCTTGGCTTTGTTCTTCTTGTTCTTACCCATTTTCGTTCTCCTTGCCGACATAATCGGCGTTTGTAGTAATAAAACTGTTAATAAAACACAAGAGCACTGATGGGAGTCGAACCCATCAAACGTAGGCCATTATCCACGTGCTCCGCTAAATGAACGCGCAAGTCCATTATTTTGTGCGTAATCGGCAGCCATATATCGGCAACCGAAATTCGGCGTTTGTATAAAATTCGGCGATTCGGCGTTTACATGTGAAATCGGCGGAATCGGCGTTCGTGTTCTTATGTACGAAATCCCATGAAATTCGTGGGATTTATTTTTCGGTATTTTTGATTTTTGTGCTCTGACATTATAAGATATGTTAATATTACAACATCTTATATTACATTGATATTAGTATGTCTAATATCAGTTTTTGTAATACTCGTAAATATAGTGTTTTTCCTATATTAGCAAATATAATACTATAACACAATTTTCATCGTGTTATAGTAGAACGTTCTGCGCTCGTTTTATGGAATTAAGATAATGCTTGACGTCGGTTCCGGTTCTATTTCCGGTTCCGTCTCGGACGGAATGCCATAAAACGTCGTGCCGTCGATTGTTTGACGTTCAATATTTATACCATATTCGGTTTTTAACTGTGATGTCAAACGTCTGCGCGACGTTTTTAATAACGTCACTTCGTCTGAATTTACCAATTCAGGATGTGTATCAAGGATAAAATTTGTGACGATTTCCGGTGTTGCGTAGTTTTCCTTCAAAAATCCTATAGTGACCGAAGTGAGCGTTTGACGGGCTTTTTTCGCTCCGTCCGTCCGTTTTACCGGGCTTTTAACCGCCTTTACGGGTTTTACCCGCTTTGACGTTTTATCGCCTAATATAGCCGATAGAAACGTCCCCTTCTTATCGTCTGAAAAATACGAATTCAAAAGACTTTTGACTTGACTCATTTTTTGCGCGTTCATAATGATACTCCTGATTAAAGTAATACTGAATAGCTTTGACGTTCAAAGCTATAATCCTTCTATTCAGATTTGAACTGATTAAAAGCGCGCCCGTATTTTGCGCCTGATAGAAGGAATTTGGAGAATCGAGAACGTTCTAATTTTATCTTATAGCCCGTTTACGTATAACTGATTAAAACCTACGTTAGCCGTCTAACGCGCTTAAAATCGCGTTATAAATTACTTAAGCCTTAAATCCGATATTAGAAGATCGTTTCTATTCAATTTTCAAATAACCTCTCCGGAGCTTCTTTCCCGTCTTTCAGGGTCCGGCTTTACGTAGTTTTTAATTTTGAACTCTTCGTTCTTAAACTACGCTATTTAGATTCCGATATATCCTTTCTAATAACCGTATTTACTTATAAACTAACTATACGTATTATATATATCTTTAGACTACGTTTCAATAGTTTTTTTATCTATCTTATAGGATATACCGATTATAGCCGTTTTTAGCCGTATAATCAGTATAAAAACTAATAATAATCTATATATAATACGTATTTATTTTATATTTTTATTGACTATTCTCATTTTTAATCGTATTGCTGATTACCTATATAAAACTATAGAGTATTAGGTAAATATATAACCCTTTTATTAGATATATATAGAACGTATATATATACGGTATTAAGTAATATTTATTAGGTAAATGTAAAACCTATAATATCTAAAATCATAGAGCAAAAGAACTATAAACGTAGTATATATGAATGTTATGTATGTAATAAACAATATGAAGGACAATATAAAAAGATAACAAAACCTATAGAATATAAAGTATAATACTATATACCAGTTAAGACTTATATTATTGTTATGTGTGTACCTAATTGTTGTTATTGTATATTGTTAGTATAGTGGAGTATATGATGGAATATAGTCAATGGCCGGTGCCAGATACTTGTCAGGAAAACACCAAGAGACATTTGTATATTACATTTGCTTATGTTAAGAAAAACTTATGTTACCAGATTATAAGGAAAACAGCGATTACAGCGTTATTAAGGATTGTTATAGTGACAGCACGCGGAAAACCCCGGTATCGGATTTTATCGGATTGGCTGGTACTCAAACTTATACATGTAATAAAAATAGAAATTAGTATCCAACAAAAAATTTATACAAAAAAATTATGCAGTTAGAATATACATGTAGAAAGGAAAGGAATATCAATGAAGGAATGGCTCTCATTAGTAGTATTGGTTCTTTTCGTAATTGTTTTTACTTTCTTTTACTGTAAAAATAAATATAAATGATGGACAAGAACAATGATGAAATGTAATACATGTTGAAGAAAAGGATGTAAAAGATGGCAGTTTTCAAAACAAAACACGTTGTTGATATATATGCGTTAGCACGGGATGGTGCAAACGACAAAACGATAGCTAAAAGCATAGGGATAACACCAGCTTCGTTTGTAGGATGGAAACACAAGTCTAAATTGGTGCGGTATGCATTAAAAAAAGCTAAGGATGATAGACAAGACAGTTCTAAGCTGGATTGGAATACATATGTAAAAGGAAGGTTAACACCAAACCTTTTACATATATGGGAAAAGATAACAGATTATGACAAAGAACCGAGTGGGTATGGTAAGATTGAAAAGCTGATGGGGAAAGAGCCACAACGGGTCAGACAACAGTTATTGGTATATGCTATAATGATGTCAGGATTTAGTTTATCTAAGGCATTAAGGAAAGTAGCTATTCCAAGAGTTACATTCAGACGGTGGTTGGATACTGATCCTGATTTTGCGGAATTAATGGTGGAAGTGGAACAGATTAAGAAAGATTTTATTGAGGAAAGTTTTTTAAGGCTTATTAGGGATGGGGATAGTCCTGCTACTATTGTCGGGAATAGGACGTTAAATAGGGATAGGGGGTATGGAGAGGTATCAGAAACGATTGTGTCGGGTATGATAGGTGTCGCATCGGTTCAGATAGGGGAACTGGATTTGCCGCCTGAGATATTGAGGGCGGTGTTAGAAGCGGTGAAAGTTAAAGAAGCATACAAGAAACAATTACCAGCTGGTATGATGAATGCACCAATGCCTGAAAGAAAACTGATTGAATCAAAGGTAAGATAATGTTAACAGCGACAAAAGGAAAGGAATAAACGATGTTGAAACTTATCACGGGAACAATTATGCTTTTAGTCCCCGCTACGTTTTTAATTGTAGCTATCGTGAAAGTATGTGACATAAAAGATGTTTGTATTCTTATTGGTATGTTTATTATCGGTGTGGCTTACATCGCGAGCATGTTGTATTTAATTTATAGTGGATTGGATTGGTTGAAAAGGTAACATAATGTTAACACAAACAAAAAACATAAAGAGGATTAAATGTACACGCAGGAAAGATTACCAACAAGCACCAGCACCGGATAAAGCGTTCACAAGAGTAAGGGGAATGAATGTGAATGTTACATCCCTTGTTTCTTCTTTGTGTAGGAAAAGTTTTTATGATTTTGTCTTGGAATTCTGGGAAACGATAGTAAACGAGCCTTTTGAGAATAACTGGCATATACAGTACCTATGTGGGGAACTACAGACGCTTGCAGAGCGTGTTTTCAGGGGTGAGCCTAAGTTATACGACCTTATTATTAATATCCCGCCGGGGACGACTAAGAGTACCTTAGTGAGTATCTTGTTTAACGCTTGGGTTTGGTCTAATATGCCGAATGCGGGGTTTATTGGGAGTTCTTACACACACTCTTTGGCAGTAGAGATGTCGAGGAAAACAAGAACGGTTGTAAAGAGCGATAAGTATAAAACATGTTATCCAGAGATAAAGATTACATATGATCAGGACGCCAAGGGACACTTTATTAATACAAAAGGTGGGGCAAGGATGTGTGCTGGTGTTGATGGTGATATTGTTGGTAGACATGCTGATTTTATTATTATTGATGACCCATTGAATCCGAAAGGTGCGAGAAGTGAACTTGACACGATTAATGCTAATGTATTTATAAATGAAACATTATGGTCACGAAAAAAGAATAAAGCCATAACACCCATGATTCTGATTATGCAGCGGTTGTCAGAAAATGATCCTACGGGAATGATGTTGAAAGAATGGAAAAACATCAAACATATTTGTTTACCGGGAACAACGGAAGGGGACATAAAACCTGAAGAATTAAAAGAACATTACATAGATGGTTTGTTAGACCCGAAACGACTTACACACAAAACACTACAAGAGGCTAAAGATAAGGGACAGTATTTTTATGCCGGTCAGATACTACAATCACCAATTCCCATAGGTGGTGCGATGTTCCATGTGGAGATGTTTCATATTGAGGATGCAGCACCAAAGAAATGGAAAATACGTATGCGGTACTGGGATAAAGCCGGTACGAAAGATTCTGGTGCATATTCAGTTGGTGTCCTTATGGGAAAAGATATGGATGGTAGGTTCTGGGTGTTAAACGTGGTGAGGGGACAGTGGGATACATATACAAGAGAAAAGATGATAAAGCAAACTGCTGAGGTGGATGGTAAAGGGATTTTAATAGGTGTCGAACAAGTACCGGGTAGTGGTGGAAAAGAATCCGCTGAGAATACCGTGAGGAACTTAGCGGGGTGGAGAGTTCGGGTGGATAGACCCACAGGAGATAAGGCACAACGAGCAGATGGATATAGTGTACAGGTAAATAATAATAATGTACATTTATTGAAAGGTATGTGGAA